ACCCCTCTATACTAAAATTATGGACAAGGTAATATCAGCAATTCTTGCAAACGCAGCAACTCTATTTATCTACATATTCGGTGGTTTCGACGTAGCCCTTGCTTGTATAGTCACTGCAATCGTACTCGACTACATATCCGGTCTCATTAAGGCCTACGCAACTAAAACGCTATCCTCAAAAATCGGCGTCAAAGGTATCCTCAAGAAGGTCGGCATTCTTTGTATAATCGCTCTCTCCGTCCTCGTTGACCGCATAACTGGCGAAACCGGTGCGATCCGCACCCTCGTCATTTACTACTTCGTCGCAAACGAAGGTCTCTCGATTCTTGAGAATTTAGCCGAGGCAGGGATTCCAATTCCTTCCTCACTCAAGAAGGCATTAAAAGCAATAAGAAAGGAAAACAAGTAATGCCAAATTACGAACAATTAAAACCATTTTATCCAAAAGAAATGGGTAATAAGAAAGGTTGGTGCTTGCAGAACTGCCGCCTAGGATTCAGAATCTACACTGGTCACTACGCTAGCGCAAAAGCAGCATATCAAGCAGGTGTCAAAAATGGTACAGTTCACGATATGTCCACTCTGCCAGAAAACTGCGCCGTTCCTGTCTATTACTCCTCCGCCTCTCAATACGGTCACGTAGTCGTTTACGATAGAGGTACATACTACTCTGACGGATCTAAATTTAAACCTTCGCCTTCATCTCTTCTAGGTTGGGACGAAAACATGGATTCCGTTCCGGTAGTAAAGAAGACCACTCAAAAGTCATTCCTTCCGGTCAAAGGTTACTGGGCAAAATATGACGAAGACGAACGTGTTGGCTACTTGGCTCGATTCATGCGTCAGAACTTTCCTGCATACACTTCGGCCAAAGCACTGGGCAATACCTACGGCAACTACCTCTCTAAATCTATTACCGAATTCCAGAAACGCACCGGACTCTATCCAGACGGTATGACCGGCCCGAAGACTTACGATAAACTAAAACAATACGGATTCAATTACTAATATGCTATATCAAAATTTTACACTGCCAAAAGGCGACTCATTAACTTTCAAAATTACACTCGTCGACGCAGAAACAGAACCAGACAATATCTTCTTCACTGTAAAGAAAAACGCACAGGACAAAACTCCAGTAATCCAGAAGTATATCGGCAACGGTATCACTCGTACTGAAGATGAAGATATCGCTTACGAAGTCTACGTTCCTTCAAACGAAACTGACGATCTAGAACTTCTAAACTATTCACTTGCTATCAAAATAATTTACGGTTCAGAAGAGAATACAGAAGTTGAAGGCAAGTTCGTCATAACTCCAGAACGCTCTTCAACTTTGGAGGTAAACAATGACTAATATTCAAATTACTCAAGAACAAAGAGATATCGATGTTTCCGGTGACTTCAGCGTATATCGTCTACCAATTGCAAGCGCAACTACTCTCGGTGGTATCAAAGTCGGTGACAATCTCACCATCGAGGAAGATGGCACGCTCAATGCAGAATCTACCGACTATCAACTACCAGTTGCCACTGCAAGCATTCTCGGTGGTGTCAAAGTCGGATCAAACCTTACCATTTCCGGTGGCGTTCTAACTGCAAGTGTGGATAACGCACTATCTAACACTTCAAACAATCCAGTTCGTAACTCCGTTGTTACCTCAAACATTAACTCACTATCTTCAGATATATCTGGACTCGACTCTCGTCTAGACACTGCCGAAGACAATATTACTGGTATTTCCGAAGATATTACCGAAATAACTGGAGATGTTGACGATTTATCCGATTCCCTTAGTACTCTATCCGGCACAGTTGATTCGCAGGGCGACTCCATCTCAACTCTATCCTCAACCGTTGGTGGTCACACTTCAGATATTACTGACTTAGACACACGCCTAGACACAGCCGAAGATAACATTTCAACCATACAAGGACAACTTACAACCGCTGCGGTCACTACAATCGTTGACGATTCCGTTTCTTATACTTCGCTCCTTCCTGCCGCAACGTGGACTTCCGGTGATTTAACTCTTCATCGCAGAGGCCTTCTCGGTTTCCTATTCATTAACCTTGAAGGCACATTCCTTCTCGGTGCTAACTCTACGACCAAAATCTATCAGTTACAAACGCAAGCAAACATTCCTCTCTATACCACCTCTGCTACTGTGCTTACTGACGTTGGGAATATAATCTTTGAAGTAACTGATCAAGGTGAAGTAAATCTCACTAACCCTTCTTCCTCTGCACTTACAATATCTAAGGTTTATGGCAACGTGCCTCTGGTCTACTAATGGCAATTCCTTCAGTACCACACGCCACTTATGATGAATTCCGTAACGCCGTCAATGGCCATGGCTATGACGTTGACGGTTGGTACGGCTACCAGTGTTGGGACGGTGTAGATTTACTCTATCAGCAGAGTGACGTCGGACAATATCTCTATACCGCTTTCAACATAAATCCTACACTCGCAGGCACTGCAAAATCATGTTGGCAAAATATAACGGCACGTCAACGTAACGGTTCTGGTCACTTCGAGGCCATCGGTGGCGTAGTAAACATTAAACGAGGAGATATTATCGTCTTCAATACCTATTCTGGTTGGTACGGTTCAGCCGGTCACATAGGATTCGCAGACGAAAACTATAACGGTTCAGATTACATTAAATTACTATCTCAAAACTTTGGTACAGGTTCTAACCCTCGTACCGGTAAACCATTTAACATTCAGAACGCTTATCTCGGAACTGCCTTCTTGGGTATCTTCCGTTATAAGCCATGGCAAACCACACCGCCTACACCTACTCCAACAACGACTTCAACTAAAAAGAAGTTTCCATGGGTGGTAGCATGGGCACATTGGTCTAATTTCAAACATTAAGGAAAGGTGTTATAATAAAATTATGAGTGACGAAGAATTGACAAAATTCATAGACGGTATGCAAGAAAAACTCGGAAAGGAAAATTCCGCTATTATTGCTGACGATCTAGGGATTCTTATCAGCAGCAACGCTGAAGCTCAAAAACGGTCGCAAGAACAGGCCGAAAAGATAAAACAGCTAACGGCACACAACGAGAAACTAATTCTCGCAAACGGTAATTTGCTAAAGCAAATGCCAGTGGAGCATAGCGAACCTGTAAATCGCAGAGATGATGACGAAGTACCAAAGCAAAAAATCAATCTCAGCGACGCTTTCGACGCTCATGGTAGATTTATTCATTAAATTTAACAAGGAGTAAAATATGAATCCTTCAGCAGGACTCGTAACCGCTCTCAACAAAATGCGTGAGATGTCGGTTGAATCTGGTGATATCTTCCACCAGTTCTTCCCAATTGTCGATTCTAACACTAATATCGGCGAATGGGGACAGCCAATGTTTGGCTCTAACTATCAAGCAGTACAGGAGTCGTTCTTTGGCCTTCTCAAGCAGATCGCTTATGTCGCAACTGTAACTCGCACGTTCAATAACCCTCTCGCACAACTCGAAGGCGAAAATATGCCTCTCGGTTGGGCAGGTGAAGAGACCTACATTAACCCAGTCAAAGGCCGCCAGTTCGACGTCAATGACTTCGCAGGTATTCTTCAGAAATATGAGGCTGACGTCAAAGTCCAGTACCTCACTATCAACATGGATCTTCAGTATCCTGTTACCCTCACTCGTGATAAAATCCGCACTGCCTTCAACTCTTGGCGTGATCTCGAAGAGTTCATTAACAGTATCGTAAATTCTCTCTACAACGGTGCTTATATCGGTATGTTCAACTACACCAAAGCACTCGTTTCCTCTGCCTTCAAAGAGAACAAGGCTCAGTATATCAAGGTAACCGAGCCTACGAACGAGGCAACCGGTAAGGCCTTCATTAAGCAACTTCGCAAACTCTACACCCTCTTCCAGTTGCCTTCCTCTTCTTACAACTCTTGGGCAAAGGTTGGTGGTGCAGGCAAGCCAGTTACGACTTGGTGCGCTCCAGAAGATATCATGCTATTGATTCGTGCTGATATCATGGCAACGGTCGACGTCGACGTCCTCGCTGCTGCCTTCAACATGGATAAGGCAGACTTCATCGGTCGTGTAATCACTGTCGATAACTTCGACGTTTACACCGATGACGGTGAGAAGATCTACGACGGTAGCGATATCCTTGGTCTTATCTGTGATAAGGCATGGTTCAAGATTAAATCGCAGGATATGGCTCTCGATATGTGGTTCAACCCTAATAACCGCAGTTGGCAGTACTACCTCAACGTTGTCAAGATGTACAATTACAGCCTCTTCGCAAACGGTGTCGTTATTGCAATTGATGATCCAGTTGTCGATGCAACTGCTATTAAGGCAGAAAAGGCAACCGTATCCGTTGAAGAAGGTTCTAGCGTAACTCTTCAACTTGAAACTACGCCATTCAGCGCAAACCCTACGATTACTGCAAGTTCTAGCGCAGAAGGTAAGGCAACGGCAAGCGTTACTGGTAAGGTATTGACTATCAACGGTGTTGATGATGGTTCTGCAACTATCACTGTTACTGCAACTAACAGCAATAACCAGACCGTAACCTGCACTGTTACTGTCACTGTAACCGCAGCAGCCTCCTAATTCTAAATAAGGCTGACGTGCAAGAATCCCTCTTCGGAGGGATTTTTGTTATAATAAAAATTACAATGCTAATATCTCATGCAAACAAGGAATATAATCCGCCATGCGAGAATGGTGCTAATATCTATTCGCAGTTGATATGCAGATGGTTCGTGCCTAATATTAAAACAGATAGAAACTGGGTAACAATAAATATCGGTAAGGCCGCAGACCACTCTATTGTCTTCATTCATTCGAATATAAATAGTGTAAAGAAATATAAATTTCTAGAAAACTACAAGGACTTGATTCTGGTATGTTCTCAAAAATCTACGTGCAGGGCTGTGGAAAACTTGGGGAAAACTATCTATTTACCTCTGTCAGTTGACGTAGATTATATAAAACAGTTCGACCATCACGTCCACGATCGTAATGCCTGCTATGCCGGCCGTAGAGGTAAAAACGGTTCAGCGCAACTAACAAATGTCGACTTCCTACAAGATATGCCTCACGAAGAGTTACTCTGGCGTATGGCCTATTACAAGTACGTTTATGCTGTTGGCCTAACGGCAATTGAGGCCAAAATACTAGGCTGCAACGTATTACCTTACGATTCACGTTTCCCAGATCCTAGCGTGTGGGTGGTTCGAGATATAAAACAAATGATTCCGGAATTCCAAAAAGTACTAGACGAAACCGAAAGTATGTTACAATAAACCTAGATAGTGTTCTATTCCCGCTAGTCACTATCAGTACATAAATCACTTTTGGCCAAAACAAAAAAGATGTGTACCCACAAAAACTTATTCATCTAAAGCACCCCTCTCCGTAAGGGGTGTTTTTAGTGCATATATCATATAATCATGCTATAATCAAGGTATGGCAGCAGTAACACCTTCAACTGATCTATATCTGTTACAATGTCCTATCGAGATAGACAATCGTAATCAGATAAACTTCACAAATGCAACCGCTCAATATAACTATTTCAGCGGTCTAAACAAGTTAGTCGCTAACGACTTCACGTATCAGCGCAAAGACTCAACGATTCGATTCGGTGCGCATATTGACGATATCCGTCACTATAACTACGTAATGTATCGTAACGACAATTACTCTAATAAATGGTTCTATGCGTTTATCGAAGGCATGGAATATCTAAACGATCGTACGACTTTGATTAAAATCAAGACGGACGTATTCCAGACGTGGCAGTTCGACCTTACCTATAAACGCTGTTTCGTCGAACGTGAACACGTAAACGATGACACCGTAGGTTTACATACTCTTGACGAAAATCTTCCAACAGGCGAACCTATTGTAAATTTCTTTGCAGATTATCGTCCAGATAGTATTACAGTGGATAACGTTGAAGAACATTCACGTTGGGTAGCGCAAGTTACTGAATTACCGGAATTACAATCTGGTACTTATGGTAATACCATATTTACTCGTATCTATAACAACATTCCTCAAGGTTGTTATTTCTTGATATTCGACGGTATTGGCCACCTAGATAACATGATCAAGTACTACGATAAATCTGGTAAAAAAGACGCTATCGTCGCTATGTTTATTGCGCCGGCACGTCTTTGTAAAAATACGGACGTAACTTACAATACGTATAATCTAAAAGAGGTCGGTAATACCAAAATGGGTATTATGAATTCAAGTTTCGCTGAAACTGATATGGCAGATTTTAGCATTGTACACGTTTCTAGCCTCGACGGCTATGTACCAAAGAACAACAAACTTTACTGTTTCCCATATTCCTATATGGCTATCTCGAATAACGCCGGAACTAATGTAATTTATCGTTACGAAGATTTCGATAATCCTATGGGATTAACCTTCAAGGTCACTGGCGTTCTATCTCAAGGCTGCTCTGTCAAGATGAGTCCTAAGAAATATAAACGTAATGATAGTTATAAGAATAACTTTGATTACGGTATAAATATTGCAAAATACCCTGTTATTTCTTGGGTCTCTGATTATTACCTCAACTGGCAAGCACAAAACGGTATGAATCAAGCCGTACAAGCAGGCACTAACATTCTAAAAGACATTGGCACTGTTGCAGGTGGTTTACTTGCGATGTCTAATTCTAATGTACCAGGTGCAGGTGTTGCCAGTACAATTGGCGGAGCTGCAGATATTGTTAGTGACGTTGCAACTGCTATGCAAGAGCAGCACATGGCTCAATTATTACCAGATCAGGCCAAAGGTAACACTAACTGCGCAGACTTAGCGTATTCTTCTGGTAAGATATGCTTTAGTCTATCTCAAATGACTTGCCGTTCAGAGTACGCTAAAATGCTCGACGGATTCTTCTCGGCTTACGGTTATAAAATAAACGAATTCAAAATTCCAAACATTACCGGTCGTCAGAACTGGAACTTCGTCAAGACGAAGGGCAGCAACATTATCGCAAACATTCCTCAAGAAGACCTCGACGAAATCAAGGGAATGTTCAATGCCGGTGTCACGATCTGGCACAATACCGCAACGTTTATGGACTATTCGCAAAATAACCCTATCGTATAGGGAGAAAGGAAAATATGGGAAAACGCAAGACTCGAAGTGCGCTCGAAGACGCCATTCTAGTAAACAACGCAACTTATTTTGATTACCTCGAACGTTTCAAAAAGATTGCCTTGTCTATCTTTGATTGGCAGAATCTACCAGAATCTATGGACGCAAGATTCCTTGAACGCTGTCTCTATTACACCGGACAAGCGGCCATGTTATATCTTGAACCATATGGGTATATCAACACGAAATCTGCAACGGCCGGAAACCTAAACCTCTACGGTCTACCTACGCAGATTCGCTGTTATTCCTATGGTCAGATTAACGAGAATCGCAACGTGTTCTATGGGCGTACCACTGGTACAACCGAGGCAAGTGAAGACGATCGAGTAAGTGATCTAGACACAGATAAGAACTCTGGCGCAATCCTAGTACTAAATAACTGGGAGGGCATGGCAACTGCAAATACGATTGAGTTATTCGCTTATCGTATGTACACTGTTGAACGTGCAATCGACGTAAACATTAAGGCACAGAAGACGCCTTACATGGTATTAACTAACACTGACGAACGTCTCTCTATGATTAACGCCATGAATCAAATCGACAATAACGCTATGATGATTGTCGGTGCAAAGGATACCTTCGATCCTAACTCGATTCGCACGCTCCAAACTCAAGCACCATATATCGCAGATAAATTAACAGATTACAAGCATTCTATCTGGAATGAATTCCTTACCTTTATGGGTGTGGATAACATTTCAGAGAAACGTGAGCGTATGATATCTGCCGAAACTATGAGTAACAACGAATGCGTAAACTTGAATATGCAAAGTTACCTCCGTCCACGTCAGCGTGCTGCCGAGCAGTTCAATGAGAAATACGGTCTCAATATCGAGGTCAAACTCCGTTCGGATATCTACAATATTATTAAGAGTACAGAATCTCTAGTAATGGATAACCTTGACGGTACTGCATTAGATAACATTGAGAAACTGGAGGTAGCAAATGGCTAAGTACACTATCGAACTACGTAAAATCTGCGAAACTGTTGGCGAAGATGAAGTCAAAAAGTGGTTTCAAGATTACGACCTCACTAACTACCTCACTGCTGAGGAAATCAAAGTAATCACCGATCGTGGTACATGGTCGCCGGCTCGACTAGCGCAGAAGATTATCGACCATTATTATATGCGTGAAATCGGCCTAGAAACGGTGGCTCTATTCAAGCAGCGTGCTAAGGTTCGTATGCAAGAGATTATGGAAGATTATCTTCCGGTTATTTACACTGCGTCTCTCAAGTACGATCCACTCGTAAACGTAAATTACACTGAATCCTACACTGGTGAGAACACTAGTGAGAATACCTCTTCTAGTGAAACTACTGCTGATAGCACCTCCAATGGTCTCTCGATTAACTCTGATACTCCTCAAGGTCAAATCGACAAAACTGCAATCCTCAACGGCGAATATGCCTCTTCTACGAATGCTAACGAAGTCGAAGACAATGCGACGACGAATAGCAGCGGCGAGAATTCCGGCCATGGTACGCAGATTTACACTAAGCACTTTGAAGGTAACCAAGGTATTTCGGCCACTTACCAGAAGATGATTCAGCAGTATCGTGAGAATATTCGTGCGATCGACAGGGAAATTATTGACTCCCTCGGTACTCTATTTATGACGATTTATTAGTATAATTAAATTAGAAAGGAATAATATATATGGCAAATGACAAAGTTGAAAAAATGAATCCAGTGCCACCATTCGTAAAGTTCGTATGTGCGAACGTTCCTATGGTGTTCGATGATTCGCTAAGTTACTATGAGGCACTCTGCGCTATGTGGAAATACCTCGACAACGTTGTAAATGTTGTAAATAACAACGCTACTATTACCGAAGAACAACTTGAGGCATACAAGAAACTAGAGTCCTTCGTTACTAACTATTTTGATAACCTCAACGTACAAGAAGAAATCAACAATAAGCTAGATGCTATGGTTGAAGATGGAACAATGTCTAGAATTATTCTTGACTATCTCAAGTTTCCTAACGCAGCAGATAACATCTCTTATAATCGTCTTGGTCGTAAAGTTATTGCACGTCCTCATTACATTACTGGAACTGGTACTTATATTGGTTTGCAGGGTGGTTGTATGGACTCCGAACACACTTATGTAATGTTGCAAAATCACGTTGATAGTTCTAATACTCTCGATAGTGAATATTGTAAGATTACAAAGATTGATGTTCGTACAGGTGAAGAAGTAGATTCTAACACCATTGAGATTGGTCATGGTAACAATATCGCTTATGACCGTGTAGAAGATAAATATTATATTACTTCTGCACATGGTAATCTTGATCAGCAAGCATTTGCTAATAAGATTATTAAATTAAATAGTAATCTTACTATCGATAGCGTTACTGATGTAGATAAAAACTATGACTCGATTTCAGTAGATGAAGAAGGTAATCTTTACGCAGGTTTTTCATATAAACAGAGTGATTACGCTTATCATATCTATAAACTAGACAAAGAAACTTATGAAGAACTTGAAGATATTGAACTAGAAACTACTGGTAATACTGGTACAGGTCAATCTATCTGCGTAGCAAATAATCGTATTGTGTTCTTGAACTCTCAACCGAACAGTATCGAAATCTTCGATATTACTGGTAAATTACTCAAGAATTACAATCTAAAAGATGATGAATATGTGATTGGTGAAGCTGAAAATATCTCTACCTATGACGGTGTTAATTTCATCTTCGGTTCGCAAAATACACCAGATTTGAGTTGTTATAACTTTGTGCAGTTATTTACTACTAATCTTTGTGGTGGTACGATTAAAGATTTCTACCGCAATATCTCTAATCAAGTTAATATTTCTTGTCATATTGACGTAACCTCTGACGAATGGAATCCAGACGGTACAGCAGATAAGCCTTTCTATTGTATTGATGAAGTTAGTTATATTATAGCAATTAAAGGTACTAACCTTGTCTTTGATACTACTGGTACTTACTACTGTGCGAAGATAGAATATCCAAAAATGCGTTTTGTTCGCGGTGGAGATAGCGTTGCTGTAACTATCTCTTGTGGTTTAAGAAACTCATTGGAAATCTACAACGGTTCTTACACAATGGAATATGTAACACTTCCGGCGTTAATTATTAGAAACTCTAATATTTATATTGGCGGTTGTACGCTTGCTAAATCTAACAATGAATATCTTTGCCGTATTCAGCAAGACTCTACATTAACGATTGCAGGTACTTCATTTGATACTTCAGCAACTTACTCTAATGCATTCTTTATTGCTGATCGTGGTATTGTAAACTGGGGTAAAAATAATCAGAATATTAACAACGTTGCTAAAGAAATCTTCAGAGGTGATAATTACAACTTCTTGTATGCAACGCAGTTGTGGAGCGGTACTGTCGCAAAGAATGGTACTATTACTTTGAATGGTGGAAACTATGCACCATTTAAGATGTTAGATATTACCTTTACTGATAGAAATCATCTGTTATGGGATAAAAATACCGATGGTGAAACTAGCAGAAGTGCAACATTTAGTAATTTATCTACTGCCGGTACTGGTGCTAACAAGATTCAACAAGTAATGGTTAGCTTTACTGATCCTAGTATCGTTTTCTATAAAGCAAATGAAATTAGTTTTGATAGTGAAGGTGCTATGACAGTTAATACTAGCCCAACAATGAATATCGTAAAGATATTTGCTAGATAACAAAATTGAGCCGGATCAATCCGGCTCTTTTTTGATGGATATCTCAAACGCTCCGAACTTACCGCATACGAAAGATATATACTCAAAGTTATATACTTCAAACTTACCATGTAATACGGTCTCGTCTAAGAGTTCAGTTACGTTCAGTTTCAGCGTTTCGACCATCTTATAAAGTTCTAGGGATTCAATGTTCTTGAATTTTGCAAAAATGCTATACATATTCTCACCTCCTCAAAAGTGCAATACAATATTATTTTATCGTAAATTCTGTTGGCATTAAAACCACACCTCCTTCCGTATGTACATATTTTAACTTGCGTCCTTTCTCACCAATTTCCTCGTCGGTAAAGGACTCTGTTGTAAATCCTACATTGAAGTTCTCGAAGGTTATTAAGTGCGCCAGTTTCTTAGGCATTCCGGCCACTGTAACTTCTATCTTGCCGTCTATCTCTTCGATATAACACTTCTGACGCAAGTAGCGGCCACGTGTGAAGATAGATTCGCAATCCCATGCGCCGAGCCTATAAGGATCAATATCTAGTTGATCCTTCAACTGTTCAAGGTCTTCTAGCGTGAGTAGGCAGTGAATCGAATCAGTGTCAGAGTAACAATAGGCGTCGAATCCCTTATTCTTCATACTCCAATCACGTATATATTGAGACGTTTCAATGATATATTTCCTTGCGTAAGAGGTAATGAAGGTCGCAGCAGGTATGTAAATCGGTTTACGTTCTTCGGTTGGTAACATTTCAAAATGTAACTCGTTGTCTCGAATCACTGGCATTTTCTGACGGCCGATAGGGTTCGTTGCCATCTTACCATATAGATTGTTGAGCATGAGTTTAGACAGAAGGTATTGCGGTTTATTGCCTGCCTTCTTTGCCTTGATTTTTTCTTCCGTCCAGTGGTTGATATACTCCGTAAACAATCCCTTCGTCTTCTTGAACTTCCACCCTCCTTGCCACGATACAACCTCTACGTCGTACTGCTCGAAGAATAACTCCAAATCCGGATTCGTGAGCGTCATGGTTACAATCTCGCCCTTACTCGACTCGATATATTCATTAGGCATAAAACTAGGACAGGATTTCAACTGAATGCTCGGAATCTTATTCGGTTTTAACTCGAACGTGCAACTTAAACGCTGCGTGTATAGCGGATACATACTATCATACTGGTACTTGCCTTCAAACGGCTCTGGCAGGCCGTAGGGCAGTTCACACTGCACCATTTTGGCAGGGTACATAGAATTCACGTCAAGCACTAATCCTGCGCCTGTCGTCTTCTCTTTGTACTTAGGATTGAGATACGTGAAACCGCCTTTGTAACTGCGACGTATATCTGCGTCTACGTCAATAGGTAGCACCGGAAATAGAAACTTGAAGTTCGGCTGCATTTTCTTATATGAATCAAGGGCGTTAGCACCGACGGTCATTTTAGTCATGTTGTTCTTATACATGATATCTAGGGCTAGTGCCATAATCTTCACGTCGTTACGAATGTAGTCGATTTCGTGAGGCGTGAGTTCGTGACCTTTTTCACGAAAGGTAGTGTAATCTAGTTCTAGTTTACTGATCGGCAGACCGAACGAGTTAGCGATTTCCTCAACAGAGAAGTTCAGAATCTTCAAGGAATCGTGAAAGGTTACCTTATTCGTCTTATGGCCTTTGACCTTGAAATATACCTCGATAGCGTAAAATTGTCCCATATCTGTAATAAGGGTAGTGAAGGTATTATCTCGGCGTAGTTTCTTATCTGCAATATACTCAAATCCGTTCTTGAGTAACCACGACAAGATAAAATCTCCATCGAACTTGAGATTGTGAAAGAGGCAGAGATAGTTCTCTTTAGGATTGGCGCACCACTCCATGAAGTCGTCAAGGTCGTTGCCGTACATGAAGTTATCTGCGTCTCCAATCTCGCAGATCGCATATGCCCATACTCGGCAATCTTTCAAATCCGTAGTAGTCTCAAAATCACAAGCGAACTTGCGCATATACCTATCCTTATTATTTTTCTGCTATTTTTTCGGCCATACGAGCGTCTAGTGCCTCGTATTCTTCTTTTACCTCTTGGCTGTCTTTCTGGTAACCTTCCTTCTTGCCACGTTCGTACATTTCCTTGACGGCATTGAAGGTTGGCTCGGTCGCATACATTTCAAGTAGTTCTGCCGGTGTGAACTTATCGAACTTACTTAAGATTCTGGAAGTTAAATCGGCAGGTAGACCTGCTTGATATGCATTGAACATAATCATCTTAGCGAAGTTATTATAGAAATTCTCGTCTTTGATGGTCTTCTGTTCGTAGGTCAATAAATTTCTATTAAATATATTCAACTGACGTACGTCTAGTTTGCGAATGTCTCTTGATAGATATTCCATCTTAGCGTCGAGATTCGCTTGATACTCGCTCTTCATCATAGGGTAACGTGTTGGAATGGCCTCAATGCGATTGTATTCTTGTTTGATTTGATTGATAGCCTTGTTAGCCTCGCCCACACGATATAAGAACAACTGATTCGTACCATAAACACCGCCTTCACTGCGCTCGACAACGCCGGCCGAAGTGAAGTCTCGTAGTTGCGATAGACGACGTTCAAGATCACGTCGTGAAGTGATACCACGTTGAATTTCTTTTGAAGATATCATATCTGGCAATAGGGCAGCGGTCACACCCTTATTCTGAAGGCGACGTATTTTGGCATTGAATGACTTTACTGTCGCACGTAACTCTGCTTTGAGTTGACTATTCCACCGAATTGCCATATAATATGATTACCTCTATTTAAGTTGATATCAAATTACCGGCGGCAGTTACACCGCCGGTATTTTGTTAGTTAGTCTTTGAGTTTGCTCATAGCAGATTTAACTGCGCCCTGCTTGACGTACACTGCACGTAGAGAGGCAGAAGTACCTGCACCGAACTTGTTGTTGTAATCGTATGGTGCGGCTGCAAGGTTGACGATAGCACCGAAACCGAGAGACTTTTCGTTGAGGTTGTTGTCACCACCGAACTCGGTGTACTGGCTCAACTTGAAGGTGTACTGCTTTGTCTCTTCGCCTTCTTTGGTAGTATAATCCTTGAACTTTGCCTCACCGCCATTGATATTGTTATCCTTTACCCATTTAGCGATTGCCTCACGAGTTTCAATATCCGTAGCGTCGATTACGATATTGCGACCGAATCCACGATCCTCAAGATCTGCGAAGACTACTTTAACATTTTTAAGAACTAATTCCTTTTCCATAATATTTCCTTTTACTTAAAATTGCTTTATAGACTTTGATTTATAAATTCTCTTTTAACTCATATATAATTCTCCTATCCTTTACTCTACTATACAACAGAATATTCCATTTTATAAGTGTTATTTTTACCATTCTTTTCCACAGTATGTGCAAAACTTGTGAATATGTTACAATACAGGTGAGGGTATAGCAGTTTAACGTAAAATCATGGTAAGTGAAAGACAAGGGTATTCCATGCGAAGAGCGTGCTTGCGCCATGTGCGACTTGAATTGTCGGGTTTTACAACTGCTATGATCCTCAAACAAGAGTTTCTATGTTCTGGGATATAAATAAAACACTTAGTTATAATGCGTTGCTCAATTTTTGTATTGGTGAGCGTGGCGTCGGTAAATCCTTCGCTGCAAAACGCTTTGTGATAAACGATTACCTCAAGAACGGTAACGAGTTCGTCTATATACGTCGGTATAAAACCGAACTTGAGACCGCATATGAGGGATTTTTTGAGCAGTTACAAACGGCAGGGTTTTTCGAAGATCATCAGTTCCGGATTCAACAATCTAAGAAGAAAGTCGACAAGTTCAAGATTGACAAGGAAGTCTTCGGTTACGGCGTTCCATTGTCTACTGCGAATATCTTGAAATCTGCGTCATTTCCAAAGGTCAAGACGATTATCTTCGACGAGTTCTTGATTGACAACGGCACTTATCACTATCTAAGGAATGAAGTAATTCAGTTCCTAGATATTATTGAGACGATCGCACGCCTTCGTGATATTCGTGTGATTCTGCTCGGTAACGCTATCTCTATCTCGAATCCTTATTTCGATTTCTTCAAGTTGACTCTTCCTTACCAGTCAGAGTTCAAGACTTTTAAGAAGGGTACTATTCTCGTGAACTATATCAAGAACGAGACCTATCGTGAGGTGAAGAAACAGAGTCGGTTCGGTCAACTTATTGACGGTACAGAGTACGGTGCTTACGCTATCGACAACGAGTTCATTCGTGACGATTCTAACTTTGTTATGAAACGTACGCCGGATTCTAGAGTATTCTCGACAATTATATTGAAAGGCGAGAAGTACGGTATTTGGCGTGATTATAAACAGAACTTCGTGTTTATATCAAAAGACTTTGAGCCGTCTAATCCCTGCGTCTTTGCATTCGATATTAAGGATCATTCCGAGACTACAATATATACGAAGGCTCGAAACTCTACTTGGTTTGCGCCTATTATACAGGCCTATAAGATGGGCTGCTTGTTCTTCGATACGCAGAAGATCAAGAATGACTTCATTGAGATTATAGGCCGGTGTATGTTATAATTTTAATGTATATAATTTAATCAACCTATCCGTTATATACACTTCTGCATGACGCTGCTGCATAGCGGAATCATGCCTCCACTTCTCCCCTCCGGTTTATCTTGTTTGACGGAGGGGTTTTTGGTATTATACAAGTATGGGCTGTACAGGTAAGAAGAAATCTAAGAGGAAATAGATAAATTTATATCTATTGGTTTTATTGGACATTATTTTTCTAGTCCTCTTCACACATTTCCTTCATTACGGCCTCGCCTACGTCCCACCACGAATCTCTGATTTCAAGACCTATAATACTATCTTCTTGACTGCTCATTCTTCCTCCTTCAACATCTCATCGCACTCCCAGTAGAAAGTGTCGCCCTCTTCTGGTACCGAACCAGTTGCCACCAGAAACGGAACGCCAGTGAAGTTCCTCACTGCTTGCATGAACCTCTCGTCTGGGTGTTCTTCAAGGTATTTAATAAATAACTGTTTAGTTTTTTCGTCACGAATTTTCATTCTTCCTCCTCTCCACAGAGTTCGTCGATGAGGTATAATTTTCTGTGTTCTAGTTTATCAAACACATGGATGTCATCAAAACTTATAGATACCCCTGTGTCAGTATTATCTGAACCATATGGTGAATAGATACAGTCTTTTTCTTTGTCATATAACACTTCGAAATAATCATTTGCTTCCGCCCACGCTCGAACTGCTTTGCGGACTTTCTCGTCCTTGATAAGTGGCTCGGCAGGGGTGTAGTCCTCAAAAGTTTCTGCAAATTCGTCCATCGTTTCAAAATGATAATATTTATCGCCAAAATGTAGTGCTATATAAGATAGATATTCATATTCTGGATATTGCTTAAAAACAGCTATACCTATCTCGCCTGTTTTCTTATTGCGTAGTTTCATTATCTAGCCTTTCATATATCT